CTAGTAAAGTATTTGCATAGAACTCATGATTCTCTTCTACTGTCAAACAATAAACATCTTCTATTCCGTGAAAAGATTTTGTGATAGATTTTAGTTCTTCAATACCAGTCTCATTTAATAATAAATCGCCAATCTCTAATGAATCAATCTCTACAAATCCTTTGTTTTCAGTATAGAATTTATGGTCTTTAGTACACTTATAAGTGTATTTGTCACTATCGGTAGATAAAATAAACTTATAAACATCTGCATCTTTTCTTGTGATACCACTACTTAAAACTTTATTATATCCGTATCTTGTCTTTACAAATTCACCTTCTTTAACATTTGAGATAAACTCAGTTCCATGCTCAGTTGTTACTAATGTATCTTTTACAAAGCAGTGACCTATGTTATGTCTTACACAATCATTCTTATCAATATTTCCAAACTCATCAACCCTAACTTGTTGCAAGTCATTGATGAGAATCTCACACTTTGAATCTATTACATAGTTATCGCCATAGCTATAAAAGCACCAATTTGATATTGCTCTGTTTCCTTTATGCCTTAATTTTATCCTGTAAGGAAATCTAATACCGCCACCAGTATATCCATTTACACCACAATCCTCTAGGTAATTTCTTATCTCGGCAAATTTAGAAAACTCATCTGAGCCTCCCGAAGTATCACCGTAGACAATATAGTCATTATCACTTCCAAACTCTGCTACAACATCTTGAATGATGGCTCTAAGGTCTCTGCTTCGATAATCTTTTAATCGTGTGTTAGCTGGCTTGTTTGGCGAGAAATAAGAGTATAATGCTCCATCACTTCCAATCTCGTAATCTTCAAAATGTTGCCCAACTACACAACTATCATACTTTCCAAAGTCAAGTCCTAAATAGATTGGATAGTCTTTGAAGTAAGGTACATCTTTCTTCACATGGATGTTAAATACAAAACGGTCTAAGAATGGATTATCAACATTTACTGTTCCCCACTTTCCTAGTCTTTGTACTCCATACTGATTTATGTCAACTCCCTTCAATGCTTCGAGCATCAGGTAGTCCATCTCCGTAGCAAACTTGTTATCTTCGATTGTATAATGGAATCTGTTAGATAAGTCTCTAAAAGAAACATCAATATCTTTTGCATTTTCCTCAAAGAAAACCTTTTTGAGCCAATGCTTGTCAGATACTGGGTTGAACATTATAATGAATCTAATCCTATCATCTGCTCTAAATGAGGTTACAATCCCCATAAAGTCATTTATTGTCAATTGGTCAATCTCATCAATTATTACATATCTTATGTTTGAGTATCCCTTAGACTTTCCACCATCATCACAGAAGTCATATTTTAGAGTATTTCCTTTTGGAAATTTAATCTCCTTCGCCAAGTTATGGAATGTAAAATTCATATAACTTGATAAGCCTTTCTTCTCAATAATGTTCTTCATTGGCTCATAAGCCTTTGACTTTAATACTGATTGTTCCTTTCGATACCAAACCGCATTTGAGTCTGCTTCATTCCATAATGTCTTTGCTAACCACTGCATGGCTGAGTGAGACTTCGCTGCATTTCTTCCGCCATATAAAACCGTAAATGGTTTTGTCTTTATAGACTCTACTATGTCATAATATGCTCTATTTAATTCTTTTGGATTGAACATAAATTACTTTCCTTTTAAATATTTAGGACTATTCGGAGACCATAAGGCTTTACACGCCCAATATCTTGCAGTCGTTTTGTCTTTTGCATTGTCACAATCATGTCTTGCTCTGAATCTTTCACGAGCTTTATCTGAATAATTTGACTTGTATCCGTCTGCTCCAAAATGTATTAATTTTTCTTTTCCATCTTCACAAACCTTAACCATCTTTTTCTTGCCTTTCCTATCAGATGTAACAACTACGTTGCACTTCATTTTAGACTTGTCTGCCATTAGTTTATTGGTTTAATCTTAGTTGGTTTTTCTTTTTGTTCTACATACCAAGATGAAAGACAACCTTTCACAAAGTACCTCATATTGCCACTTTCTTCCATACATTTTATATACTGCTCTGATTTTAAGTATTCAGACTTAAAGCTATCTCTTTCTTTTTTTAGTTGAGCAATTACTGACTGAAATTCTTGAGTATTATTCTTAGTCGCATCAACTGTTTGAGTTAAATCAAACACGTTATGCTCGCAATTTGCGATTTGCAAACTGTCCTTACTAGCTTTTACCTTTAAGATACTAATCGTTTTTTCAAGTCTGTTAATTTCTCTCTTAGAAGAAAATTTAACAATACTTCTTGTAATAAAAAATACTCCAATGCAAGCGAGTACTGTAATGATACTTTGTGGGTTTAGGAACTTCATCATAATAGTGCGTTTTTAAATGTTTGTGTATATTCTGCAATTTTTTCTGCTTTGTCGAGTCCATTAACAACTTTTCTGGCATTAATAAAATCATTTTTTTTTAAATCGTTTTGTTGAATAAATGTGGACAACTTCTTTCCAGTAAACAATCCGTTCTTCATTCCATATACCATCGCCCATGCAGATGGTACTAATTCTAATAGTAGGCTTGGGTTGGAAAAGAAATCCCAACCTTTATCATTTGCCTTTGTTAATTTCTTATAATTCTCATACCAAGTTACTTGAACAAAACCTCTGCCATAAAATATTTCAGTTGAATCAAAGTATGGTTTACGATTCATCTTTAATCTTAACCCATAATCATAATTTTTTCCTTTTCCTACTTCTTCGATTGGTTGCATAGTTGTCCATGTCTCATGGTATGCTGTTGCTAATACATAGGCAATTTCTGATTCATTTAGTTCAAACTCTTTACAGGTTTCTAAAATGACATTGACTCCATCTACTTGAGCTTGGGTTAATCCATTAAAGAGAGGTCTTATTCCATCAAAAAACTTTTTCATAATTTAATTCTAACTACTGAAGTATAATTTCCGTATGTTTTTATTGGATAATATTTTCCATTTATCTGTACACTCAACTCTTGTTTTGCATCTGCTTCACAAAATCCATCATAAGCTAATACTAAGGCTTCATTGTTCATAACCTTGTAGGCAATTAATGGCTTCCTTGTATAGTAAGATTGTGTTGGCAATATTTGAAACTTCCACTCACTATTATATTCTATAATATCTTTATTTTGACTCATCGCCCATACTCCTGCCATTGTCCAATCTATATTTTTCATTGGTTGGCTTGGATATTTAGAGCCAAATTCATCAAACTTATTTGGTAAATTATTACCGTTTAAATCTGTTGCACCCCATCCCCAATATTCCTTCTTATCTGTCCAATAATTAGGGTCACTCCATACATCTATTCCATCTCCTAATAAACTCCATACTCCCATATTGAAAGATACGCTTGGAAATACTTTTGGTTTTACTTGTGCTAAATAACTTCCCTCTTTTGAATCTACTCTAATTCTTTCTATATTAAAATTGTCAATTAACTCTTGGTCAAACCAAAATGTGGATAACACCTGCTTTTGTGTGTATTTCTTGTTTAAAAGTAGTTCAAATAAATAATGATGAACAACACCATCGTCGATTGGATAGTTCATATAACCTCCTACTTGTGCTATTTCTACGTATTTAGCATAAGAATCATCTACCGACATAAATGTACCATACTTTTGTCTTAGTTCATCAAGCGAACCGTTAAAGGTTAGAATATCAGAAAAGTCAGTATTGTACCCTTGAAATATTGGTTTTCCCATACCTATAGTATGAACTGTCCATAATGCCATCTTAGCAGTATGTGGGTTATTTTTCCAATACTCCAAACATCTCATTATCTTATCTTTTCTTACATTCCATCTATGACCAACGTGTTCCCAATTGAGCATTACATATCCATTGTCTCTGTTTGGGTAATATACATTTGAAATAAATGATTGAAGCAATTTATCTCCGTCAACATCTTCACACCACTTGTCAAATATCTCTTGTGATACGCCATAAGCATAAGGGCAACCTAAGTCTATTAGCCAACCATCAGATACAAAAGAATATCCTTTACTTCCTTGTAAGTTCTTCCCATAAGAAACTCCTTTATTTAGATAATTATATACACCGATTTCTCTTGTAGGAGTTGCTTGCATAACTACAATCTTACCTTTTGGCAAAGAAAAGTTTGGAAATCTCAAATCAAAATCCATCAAGTTACTTGACAAATCTGTATAATATCCTTTAGGTTTTAAGAAATATGTTCCTTTATCTTCCCATATATCTCTTCCTTTGCTTGCAGTATAATTTTGTTTCCAATCTGTATATTTATATTTACTTTCTTGATTAGCTACCATTGCATCAAAATCATATCCATTCATATTTGATACAGTTGGCTTGCTATTCTTTACATAATCCCATCCTAATGGCTCTAAGAAGTATGTATTTTTATTGTAATTCACATTTGCAAATAAATCCTTCGGTGGGTCTATTGGAATAATAGGAACTATTGGGTCTATCGGAACTATAGGAACTATAGGAACTATAGGTGCAATAGGAATAATTGGAGTAATAGGAACAATTGGAGTAGTTGGAGTATTGCCGTGTACATTGTCATTACCTTTAATAATAAATCTTGAGAATCCTTTAAACTTTAAATTAAATGCAGCTAAATCTTTTGCAAAAATACCATCTGATGTAAATGTTGTATGATTACCTTGATAGACTTGTGCGGTAGAATCATTAGTCACAAAAACTACAAAAACCTTACCAGTTGTATCTACTGTATAAGGCTTGTCTTGTGCAAAAGATAAGAAAGGTAATAATAATAGAATAAACTTTTTCATAAAGTATTTATAATTTGTTTTTTTTCATCCATCCAAAGGCTCTAACTACTATATACATTATATATGCTTGCCACTTTGGTAAAGATTCGATTAATAGTTCTAAGAATATCTTATCACATTGTTTTCTACTAAATATGCTATTTCTCCAAATATAATCATGTACTATTGATGCGTTTGAAGAAAGACCGTGCGGTGGAATTATAAACCAAAATAAGCGTGTAGAGCTTACTAAATCAGTTTTAAATCCTTTTTTAATTGTGATGTTGTACTTGATTAGCAAGCAATCCTCTGTTACTTGCCAATCAAGTTTATCTGATTTAGTTATCCTTATTTCGGGATAAACTGTCATTCTTGTTCAATAACTTGTTCAGCTAATGGCTTTAATGCATATCCGTATCCTCCTGCTAGCTGCCCTGCTGCTGCATACTTATCGGCTATAGTTCCATATTCTAATTTCCTGCAAATTTCTAAAATGAGTGCTTTTGCATTGCTTAATGGTATTTTCATACCTACCGACAATTCACTTGCCATCTTGTCTGTATCGGAATTTAAACCTCTAAAATTTTCTGTTGTAGCTGTTTTAAAGTCGATATAAAATTGACGATAGAAGGTGCTATCACTTAGATTACAGTCTATATTGCTAATCATCTTAGCACGTATGCCTTTTACAGTTACCAACTTACGTGTTTCGTCTTCAAAGGTGAAAGGTTCAACTTTAAAATAAAACGATTGTGCATTAGAAACTAATGCTAAAAAAAGGATTGAAATTGTTAAAATTGTGTTTCTCATTATATGGTTATTTATTATATTAAGATATTTTACATTGCTAAATGAACAACTCTTTTCCAAGCAGTGCCATCGTAAAAGCATAAGACTGACAGTGTCGTATTATAAACAGTTAATCCATTGGCAGGAGATGTTATATTGCCAATTTCAGTAGTTGTCAAGCGAGGAAATAAAACTCCTTTTGTAGTTGATGTTATGTCTAATACTGCCGTTGCCGCTGGTGATGTTGTTCCGATGCCTACACTTGCAGAAAAAGTAGCAGTACTCGTTACTCTTGCTGTTCCGTTTACATCAAGTTTATAGCCTGCATCAGATGCAGAACTTCCAATTAATACATTTCCAGCTTGACTAATTGTAAGTCTTAAAGCACCTGCGGTTTCATCTACAATATTAAACTGACCTGTGCCGAAATCTCCCCTTGCTCCTAAACTGTAAGAGCGAGTAGTATTAGATAAAATTAATATTCCACCTGCACTTGTAGTACTTGAGCGAATTAATACACTATTATATCCTGTTCCTTCTACGTGTAATTTATAAGCAGGGGCTGTTGTTCCTATACCTACATTTCCATTTCCAAGCAAGCTCATTGCCGTAACTCTTGTGCTTGAACCGTTTCCAATCTCAAAATTCATAGTTTGGTCAGTGGCTGTTGCAGACCATGAATTAGAAATTGCATTTGTAAAAGTTGTCGGCACATCAAAACGAGAAAATATAATATTGTTAAAACGATTAGCATAATTACTACTTGCAGATGATGTTGAAGAAGTTTGTATAGTGCCAATTGTAAGATCG